GCGATCGCCGCTGGGGCCACGCCGATGGCGATGGTGTACCGTGGCAAGGATGGCGTTGAGGCGGCGGGCTGGCACGCCTGGGCGCGGCAGTGGATACGGCCAGCGTGTATTCATACGGCGAACAATTATTGATCCGAATAAAAGGGGGAAGTGATGAACAAAGGGGATGCTTTGGCGAAATTGGATTCTGTGTTGCGGGGGCGGCATTATTCGCGGCGGACACGGAAGACTTATGGGTTTTGGGTGCGGCGTTATTGCGATGCGTTGGCGAAGGCGCCGGCGGTGAGCGATCAGCCGGATAGCCGGGGCCGGGTGGAAGCGTTTCTTAGCAGAATGGCTCGTGAGAACTACAGCGCGCATGTGTTGCGGCATTCGTTTGCGACGGATTTGCTGAACCAGGGCGGCAATGTGCGGATGATTCAGGCGGAGATGGGGCATAAGCATTTGGATACGACAATGGGGTATCTGCATGTTCCGGCGGGTGCGCGGCTGTGGAGTCCGTTGGAAAGGGGGGCGGCGGCCGCCGCATGGAACTGATGGGAGCGAAGACGGACATTTTGCCGCATCCGGTGATGCAGGTGCCGACGCCGGCGCAGGCGGCGGCGATGGGGCAGACGGCGTTTCTGAAGGCGTTGCGGGAGCGAGAGCGGATGATGCAGCGGGAAAAAGGGGATCCGCTGCGGTATGGTTGGGAGCCGCCGATCTGGCGGGTGTGCTATGCGTTGCTGGGGGCGCCGTGGGTGGATGAGGACTGGGCGAGGGCGATGCGGGAATGCCTGGGGTTCGAAGAGAAGGTGACGGTGCTGTTTATCCTGGGAGGGAACCGGGGCGGGAAGAGTGAGTTTGCGGCGAAGTCGAGTCAGCGGACGCTGAATATGTTCCCTGGCTGCCGGGTGTGGGGGTTTCATTCGACGCATCCGATGGCGGTCGAGTATCAGCATCCGCTGCTGTGGAAGTATATGCCGCCGGAGTACCAGCGGGATGTGAAGGGGCAGGTGGAGTATATCGCGTACAAGCAGAAGACGGGGTTCAGCGACGACAAGTTCGTGCTGCGGAATGCGGCGCAGTGGACGTCGAAGAATTACGCGCAGGAGATGGATGACGCGATCGAGGGGGGGAACATCAAGATGTTCTGGGCGGATGAGCTGGTGCCGCCGGATTGGGTGGAGACGCTGGAGCTGCGCATCGCGGAACAGGATGGGTGGGGAGTCGTGACGTTTACCCCGGTGCAGGGCTATACGCCGACGGTGCGGCTGGCACAGGATGGGGCGAAGGTGGTGCGGGAGTGCCCGTGCTACCTGGTGCCGCGGGATGGCGGCGCGGCGGATGTGCCGCGGGCGCTGGGGTTCGAGAGCGAGGGGGAGATGGCGCGGGCGCACCGGTTCGGGCGCTGGTCGGTTCCGGAACGGTGCGATGAGTGGCTGGAGGGGAAGCGGGGACATCCGGCGCCGCCGGCGGGGCGGGTGTTTGACAAGGCGCCGCGGGTGCTGAAGTGCACGAACGAGAACTATGCGATGGTGTTCTTTCACTCGAGCGATAATCCGTACGGGAACCCGATGGGGGTGTGGAAGAAGATCCGGACGCGGTCGGATGACCACAAGAAGGAGCGATTCTACGGGGTGGCGCACAAGACGGTGAGCGCGAAGTTTCCGAAGTTCTCGGTGGATGTGCATGTGGTGCCGGCGGACGCGATTCCGAAGGAGGGGACGAACTACATGTTCATGGATCCGGCGGGGAGCCGGAATTTCTTCATGAAGTGGTACCGGGTGACGCAGGAGGGGGCGTATCTGTACCGGGAATGGCCGGGGAACTACGAGATCCCGGGCGAGGGGGTGCCGGGACCCTGGGCGCTGCCGAGCGGGAAGCGGCTGGACGGGAAGGCGGGGCCGGCGCAGCGGTCGTTTGGGTGGGGGCTGCTGCGGTACAAGCAGGAGATTGCGCGGCTGGAGGGATGGCGGGCGCTGGCGCCGGAGATGCTGACGCCGGGGAACAAGCGGAAGGCGCTGACGGAGTGGACGGACGAGGGGGCGGAGGAGCGGATCTTCATGCGCTTTATCGACAGCCGGGCGGCGACGCCGCCGAAGATGGAGAAGGACCGGCCTTCGACGCTGCTGACGGATTTCGAGGAGATCAATCTGTTCTTTGAACTGACGCCGGGGGACGACATCGAGGAGGGGATCCAGGACATCAACGATGCGCTGGATTATGACGATGAGCGGGAGATCGACTATTTCAACAAGCCGCGGTTCTACGTGTCGGACGCGTGTGTGAATTCGATCTTTGCATTGCAGACGTGGACGGGGCGCAAGACGCAGGACAGCGAGACGATGGACTTGAAGGGGGCGTGCAAGGATCCGATCGATCTGGACCGATATTTTTTCCGGGAAAAGTGCCAGTATGTGAGCGACGAGGAATGGGCGGCGAAGGGGGGGACGTATTACTGAGCGGCGGCGCGGGCCGGCGTGGAAGTGGAAGGAGGCGGCGATGGGCAATGGCGAGGGCGCGCTGATGCGCTGGGGCGAGGTGGTGGAGTACCTTGGCATCAGCGATTATGCGATGCGTAAGCTGGTGCGGTCGGGCGAGCTGGGCGAGGTGCGCTTGCGGGACGAACAGGGCCGGCCGCAGGGACGGGCGTGGTACCGGCGGGGCGCGGTTGAAGGGTTGGCGAAGATGCGCGGCGAGTGAGTGAGTGAAATGAGCTATGGGGAGATGGACGATGGACGACGAGGCGAGAACGATTGAGGTGGTGGATGCTGACGGCGGGGATGCGCCGGTGGAGAAGGAGACGCTGGACAAGTTCAAAGAGGAGATCAAGGAGATCTGCACGCATGCGCGGAAGAATGTGCTGGACCGGCGCAGCGAGGCGGAGAACACGCGGTTCTGCCGCTGGGAGGGGCAGAGCGCGGACGGACGGAAGCACGCGGAGGACAACGGCGGGAAGCCGGTGAAGCCGTTTGAAGGGGCGAGCGACGGGCGGTTGCGGATTGCGGACATGATCGTGAACGAGCGGAGCCGGATCCTGGTGACGGCGGCGACGCGGGGGCTGCCGAAGGTGCGGGGGATGGAGGCGCGAGACAGCGGGTTTGCGGGCCACGTGCAGACGCTGCTGAAGTGGCTGCTGCACAACCAGCTCGGGGGGGAGTGGCGGCGGATGCTGCGGCTGCTGACGCAGTACCAGGAGGGGGACTCGCCGGCGGCGGCGGTGCTGGAGGTGACGTGGCGCCAGGAGTGGGGGCTGGTGAACGAGGCGGTGAGCCTGGAGGGGATCGCGCAGTTTCTGCAGGAGACGTACCAGGTGGAGCTGACGGAGGAGGACGTGGCGGCGCTGGAGGACTTGTTTGTGAACGAGGCGCGGACGGATGAGGCGCTGGCGTTCCTGGAGTCGCTGCTGCCGGAGGAGGTGGCACGGCCGCGGCTGCGGAAGATCCTGAAGGGGCTGCGGGAGGAGGGGGCGGCGGAGTTCCCGAGCCGGTACCTGCGGGTGAATCTGCCGTGCTGGAAGGCGCTGCGGATCTACCGGGATGTGTGGTTTGCGGACGACACGACGGACTTGCAGGCGGCGCGGGTGATCTACCGGACGGAGTGGCTGAGCGAGGCGGATCTGAAGGCGCGGAAGGCAACGCATGGGTACAGCGAGAGCTTCATCGAGGAGGTGATGAAGCACAAGGGGAAGAGCGGGTTCCCGCGGTATGAGTACGAGGAGATGGACATCACGGAGTATGACGACAACCGGCCGGAGGCGAACAGGGACCGGTACGAGGTGGTGACGGCATACTTTCGGGCGGTGAGCGAGGATGACTGGATCCCTGCGTGGTACCTGCTGCCGTTTCACTGCGAGGTGGAGGAGCCGGCGGCGGAGCGGCAGTTGCTGGATTATGCGCATGGGTTGTGCCCGTTCATCTACTTCCCGCGGGAGGTGCTGACGGATCACCTGCTGGACTCGCGGGGGGTGCCGGAGCTGGCGGCGACGGACCAGAGCAACATGAAGCTGCTGAACGATACGTTCATGGACCACGCGCAGGTGAGCACGCTGCCGCCGCTGCAGGTGCTGCGGGGGCGGCCTGACATTCCGGTGATCGTGGCGCCGCTGGCGGAGAACAAGATCGGGCGGGAGAAGATTGTGCCGATCGAGCTGGGGCAGTATCCGGCGACGAACGACAAGCAGCAGACGGAGGTGTGGCGGCGCACGAACCTGTACTTTGCGCGCTATGCGGAGGAGGTGCCGGAGGCGCTGGCGGTGACGATGACGCAGGGGATGGTGGATGACTTCCTGTGGCTGATAAAGGACGGGCTGATGATGACGGTACAGCTCTGCCAGCAGTACCTGACGGATGAGCAGGTGGCGCGGATCACGGGAAGCCTGAGCGCGGCGCCGGCAAGGTCGGTGGAGGAAATCCAGGGCAAGTTCGACATGGAGCTGACGTTCGACGTGCGGGCGCTGGACATGAGCTTTGTGGAGTCGCTGGCGAAGGTGTTCCGGCAGATGATTGCGCCGCTGGACCGGGAGCAGGTGCTGATGCGGCACGAGGTGGTGCGGGTGCTGCTGGAGCTGGTGAGCCCGAGCCTGGCGGACCGGCTGGTGCAGCCGCTGGAGGCGGCGACGCAGAAGGAGGTGGACGACGAGGATCTGAACTTTGTGAAGATGCTGAACGGGATCGAGCCGCCGATGATGGAGGAGGGGCAGAACTTCCCGCTGCGGTTGCAGGTGCTGCAGGCGCGGGTGGCGCAGCGGCAGCAGCAGCCGGAGCTGTACGAGCCGCTGACGCCGGCGACGCAGGAGATGATCGAGACGCGGATGAAGCACCTGGAATTCATGACGCAGCAGGAGGAGAACGCGGAGATCGGGCGCGTGGGGGCGGAGCCGACGGGGCTGTAAACGATGTGGGCGGCGGAAGCGCGGGGCGCTTCCGGAGCTGGACCAGGAAGGAGCGCGGTGATGAAGCTTGAGATTCGGTATGAGCGGAGGCTGAGCGACGAGGAGTTGGGGGAGCGGTTGGAGACGGCGGAGGGGCATCCGCTATGGGACGCGCTGATGGAGGTGGTGAACCGGAAGATGGTGGAGGCGAACCAGGGGGCGCTGGATCCGGGTGCCAAGACGGAGGATCGCCTGCATGACCTGGGGGGGCAGTGGTGGCTGCTGGAATTGATGCGGGAAGTGAAGGAGCGGGTTCTGCACGCGAAAGGCGAGAAAAAAGTTTCCGCAGAGGGGGAGGATGACGATACCTAAGTCGCGTTGATTAGCGTTGATTAGCGTTGATTAGCGTTGACGAAAGCCGAATTTTCTTCGCTTCTTGCTTGAAACTGATGGAATGGAGCCGTTCGAGGCACTTGCCTGGGCGGCTCTTTTCTTTGGGCAGGAGTTGCCGGGCCGGAAGACGGAAGCCCAATGGAACAACCTTACGTGATGGGGGCAAGCATCATGCAGACGGACGACGACGAGGACGACACGGCCGACGACAAGACGCAGAAGGCAGCGCAGGCTGCCACTCCGCCGGCTCCGGAGACGGAGACGGATGGGGAGGAGCTGGGCATCGACTTCATGGACGATGACGAGCTGCTGAACGATGTGTCGGCGCGGCTGGGTCAGGATCCCGTGAGCCCGAAGGCGGAAGAGACGGAAACGGAAACGGAAACCGAAACGGAGACTGAACAGGAAACCGAGACGGAAACGGAGACGGAAACGGAGACGGAGACCGAAACGGAAGCCGAGCAGGAAACCGAAACCGAAACCGAGACGGAAACGGAGACGGAGACCGAGACGGAGGCCGAGGAGGACGATGCCTGGAAGAAGGGGCTGACGGAGAAGCAGCAGGCGGCGGTGGACAAGCGGATCGGCAAGAGCGTGCGGAAGCAGCGTGAGGCCGAGGAGCAGTTGACCGCGGAGAAGGAGCGGGCGCAGACGCTGGAGTCGCGGGTGGCGGACCTGGAGCGTGAGGTCGAGGAGGCCGGTGACGGCCACGCGGCGAACGTGCCGGGAGTGCATCCGCTGCTGCTGGTGAGCAGCAGGCAGGAGTTGGAGAAGCGGGAAGACTTCCTGTGGAAAGCGGAGCGCTGGCTGAGCGAGCACGCGAAGGACGGCTACGAGGGTTCGGACGACGAGAACGATCCGTCGCTGTCGGCGGAGCAGATTCAGCAGCGGCTGGTGGAGGTGCGCGAGGAGCGCGAACGCTGGCTGCCGCGGGCGAAGGAGATGATGCAGGAGCGCCGCAAGCATGACGCGGCGGTGAAGGGGCATTATCCGGAGCTGCTGGATCCGAAAAGCGCGGAGCACCTGGAGGCGAAGAAGATTCTGCGCCAGGCGCCGGGCTTGCGTGTGCTGCCGGACTACCTGCTGGTGATTGGCGATTACCTGGCCGCGCGGAAGGCGCGGTCGGCGAAGAAGGACAAGACGGCGGCGAAGCCGACGACGACGAAGAAACCGGCTCCGAAGAAAGCGCCGGCAGTGCCCAGCAAGAGCGGGGCGCCGGGGCGGAGCCCGACGGAGAAACCGGCGGGCAAGCAGGAGAAGGACTACGACGTCAAGGGGTTCGCGGAGGCGGGCGGGGATCGTGATGCCCTGGCCCGGCAGATCGAGGGACTACTGTAGGGGACGGCGCGGAGCCGGCGGCTGCGCGGCGTTCCGGAAGGAGAAGGAAGATGCCACCTCTGGTGGAACGGAACCAAATCGGGAAGCGCGAGTCGCTGGCGGATCTGATCGCGAACGTGGAAGTGGCGCAGACGCCGTTCAGTTCGCAGATTCCGAAGCGGAAGCGGCCGGTCAACAACATCCACGACTGGCAGCTCAAGAAGTACAAGACGGTGGGGCACAAGGGCGTTCTGGACAACAAGGACGCGGACAACTTCGGCCACAATGCGCGCAAGCGGGTGCATGCGGTGGGGCAGAAGGTGTGGGACAACCCGGCCATCTCGGACTTCGCGAACGAGGCGACGATCGCGGGCCTCTCGCGCGGGGAAATGGCGGAGCAGATTGCCGACTCGATCGTGGCGGTGAAGTGGAAGATCGAGCGGCGCGGCCTGTCGAACGAGGACTGCCAGATCGACGACGGGACGAATCCGAACGAGACGCGGGGTGTGTTCCAGTGGGCGTCTACGACGGCGCAGACGCTGTATCCGGTGCCGGATGGGTACCGGCCGCACGCGGACCAGGTGTTCACGGATGCGCTGGACCAGCTCACGGAGGAGGAGTTCAAGGATATGTGCGCCCGGGCGTACAAGGTCCGCAAGGGCCCGCACGACCTGGACGGGTACGTGGGGGTGGATCTGAAGCGGATCATCACCGGGTACTCGATCTGGACGCCGGACAAGTCGAACCACACGCTGGCGCGGAACTTTTTCCAGCAGGCGACGCGCACGCTGACGAGCGTGATCGATATGCTGGACCTGGACACGGGCAAGATCAAGCTGCACCTCAGCGCGCACGCGATGACGGATGCGGAGACGGGCGAGGACTCGGACTACACGCACCGCAGCGGGATCTTCAGCGACATGAAGATGCTGTGGCTGCGCTTCACGCGGAAGCCGCGGGTGCGGCGGCTCGAGGACAAGGGCGGCGGTCCGCGGGCGATCGTGGACGCGATCTTCATGTACGGGTGCGACAACCCGGCGCAGTTGATGGCGGTGTTGACGGACAGCGATAGCTGAGGAGGGTGACCGCTGGGGGCGGGAGCCGGGGGCGGCTCCCGCAACCGATCCGGACGAAGGACGAAGAACGAAGTACGAAGGAGGATGACGGGATGAGGTCGATGAAGAACGTTTGCTGGCTGGCGCTGCTGCTTGTGTTGGTGCTGGCCTTTGGGGTGCGGGCCGCGACGGTGCAGCCGCTGATGGTGGCGGAGCGTACGCGCTGGGACGCGACGCACATGGTGACGATCACGCACGCGGACCTGACGGAGAGCACGACGAACACGGCGCAGACGCTGGGCAGTTTGCTCTCGGTGGCGGCGAAGGAGGGCGTGGAGCTGATGGCGATGCAGCTTGTGACGCCGTTCACGTACAGCACCACGAATGGGTTCAACAGCGTGACGGTGACGGTGGGCGACGGGTCGGACGCGGATCTGTACCTGACGAGCACGGAGCTGTGCAGCCACGGGACGGAGGTGTATCTGAAGTTCGGCCGGCTGCCGATCGACACGGCGACGACGGTGAACGCCGTGACGGGCGTGACGGACAACACGAGCGCTTTCATGACCGGAGTGACGGCCACGATGGCGACAAACACCATCACGTACCTGAACACGAGCACGAACGCGGCAACGAACACGATCGTGTATGTTTCGGCCGTCACACCGGCTACGGCGAACGCGGTGACGAGCACAACGGCGGCGACGTCGGCGCTGATGGCGAGCGAGGCGACGACGGACACGCGGAAGCTGTATACGTCGGCGGATTACGTGGACTTTGTGTTCACGCCGAGCCCGGCGGCGTACTCGCTTTCGCAGTTGGACGCGGGGGAGGTGCGGTTCTACTTCCGCATCGTGGACGCCGCGGAGGAGTGAGGCGGCGCGCGGGTGTGGGTGGCCGCCTGGGATCCGGCAGCGCGGGGGCGCTGCCGGAACTGAACCTGGCCGCGCGGGGAAGCGCCGGCGGGGAGAGAACGGAAGGAGTTGAGCGATGCAGGGTGACGATGTGAAAGATGCGGTGCGGGCGAAGATGCAGGGCGCGGGCGAGCGGTGCCGGGCGCTGAGCCGGAAGCTGGCGAAGGTGGGAGAGCTGTTCGACCAGCAGGCGGCGGACCCGGAATCGGCCGGCTACGAGCAGGCGGGGATCGTGCTGCTGGATGAGGCGAAGGCGCAGATCGAGCGGCTGGCGCCGCCGATGCGTCGGCCGGAACGCGCGGAGTCCGGGCCGGAACCGATCGCTGACGAAGACTGATTGCCGTTGTACCAGGCGGCCACGGAAGCGGCGGCTCCGGCCCGGGGGGCGGGGCCGCCGGCTTCCACTTTCCCGCCTGGGGAAGGAGCGCGGAATGGCGGGCGACGGACGAATCTGGGACGATGTGGAGATCAACCTGGCGGCGCCGGACCGGGAAGCGCTGCGGGATGAGCTGGAGTATCGGATCCGGCAGCGGGAAATCCAGGCGTTCGAGGAACAGGCGCTGGCGGCCAGGGATGGCGGCGAGCGCTTTTTTCTGGATACGGGGGAAGTGAAACTGCAGGTGCATCCGTACTTCTACCATCACTGGGGACAGAAGCTGGGGTATGAGTGCTGGAGCGATGAGGCGTTTGTGCGGGAGTTCATCCGGGACAATGAGGAAGTGCGGGTGAAGAACCGGAGCCGGCAGTGCCGGGTGGGTTTCGTGAGTGGTACGAAGCGGCACTTCCGTAAGACGTACGACTGGTGAGTCATGAGCTACACGTTTGACCAGGTCTATGAGGCGACGGTGCGGCGGAAGGGGCTGGATCCGGCCAGTGTGACGCTGGACGCGGGGCAGCAGGAGGCGATCGCGGAGTGGATCACGGAGCGGACGCTGGAGGCCTGGGACTGGGGCTGGTGGCCGGAGCTGCTCGAGCTGGAGCGGCGGCAGTACCGGGCGGACTGGGACGCGGGGAAGACGTATGCGACGGGCGATGAGGTGTACTACGCGCCGGAGGACAAGTACTACGTGGCGCTGCAGGCCTCGACGAACAAGAATCCGGCTTCGGAGACGGACTACTGGGAGGAGCAGGACGAGCTGGACCGGTATGTGGCGCTGGACCAGACGGGGGAGACGGAGATTCACGCGGTGCGGCGGGCGGCGAAACGGAACCCGCGGGTGAGCGACTATCCGGATTTCCTGGAGGTCGGGCTGAGCAAGAACGGGATTCAGTTCGACACGCTGGCGCCGTCGCGGCCGTACCTGGAGTTCAAGCGGCCGCCGCCGCGGTTCACGCGGACGGCCTGGAGCGAGGCGACGACGTATGCGAAAGGGGCGCTGGTCTACGTGGCCTCGACGGGGCAGTGCTACGAGAGCCTGCAGGCGGCGAACCTGAACAAGAACCCGACGAGCGAGACGAGCTGGTGGACGGTGCAGACGTTCCCGACGCTGTTCTTCGACTGGATCCGGCGCGCGGCGAAGGTGGACGCGCTGCGGGAGGACGGGGAGGAAACGAAGGCGGACCGGCAGGAGTCGGCGGCCTACGAGAAGCTGGCGAATTTGTATGACGTGAAGACGGCGGCGCAGAAGCAGTTCCGGACGGCGGAGGTGCGGCTGACGTAGCCGGAAGAGGCGCAACGCAGGACAGGAGGAGAGGATTATGGGACCGAATGTGAGAGTGGTGAATTTGAGCGGTGAGCTGCGGCCGACGCCGGGCCGGACAATGCAGAACATCGAGGTGAACGACACGGTGCAGAGCCTGGCGGACCTGTTCACGATGAGCGCGAAGAGCACGCACGCGATCGTGAGCGTGGACACGGCGGACATCCGCTTCACGGTGGACGGCGAGGACCCGGTGGCGGACACCTACGGGCACATGCTGGCGGCGGGCCAGGGCGACGTGTGGGACCGGACGTTTGTGGGGAAGGTGAAGGTGACGCGGGACGGGGGGACGAACGGGTACCTACGGATCTCGGAGATGGCGATTGGGTGATGAGGGGAGGAGGCGGAAGCGCGAGGCACTTCCGGAACCGGACCATGGAACGGGAAGGAGCGCGGCAATGAAACGGGTGATGTGGATGGTGTTGGCGGCAAGCGTGGCTGTGCCGGCCCTGGCGTGGCCGCCGTGGGGCGCGAAGGAGAGGGATCCGGTTTATGCGGCGCAGGGGATGGAGAAAAGTGTCTATGACGCGGATGGGGACGGTGTCGTGGATGCCTCGGAGGGGGCTGTGACAAACGTGACGGCGGCGGACGTGGGGGCGGCGTCCCCGAACTTGGACGACACGGACGCAAGCGTCGAATGGGAAGACGCGGCGGATCTGGACGCTAGCGG